GTATTGTAGAGTTCTGTGTTGAGTGGGCACATAAAGAAGAAGATGCCCCATTAGATAATAGTGTTGATCAATATTTTTACTATGAGTTCAAGACCTGGAGGGGATACTAATGTTTCATCTAGTTGAAATACTTGCAGCAAGTCCAATCTGGTTAGGACTCTGCGGAGCAGGATTGACAGTTGCTCCGATTCTAGGTATAATGCTTATACACCGAAATAAATAACGGATCAACGGGGCGTAGTTCAGCGGTAGAATGCTGGTTTTGGGAACCAGAGGTCACAGGTTCGAGCCCTGTCGCCCCGACTCATAAAATAACTTTATGAAAATGAATCAAGAACTAAACGAACTTCAATCATTTACTATCGAAGAGTTTCAATCAAATTTTGATAATCTGATGGATAGAGTTGAAAATGGAGAATCTTTTATCATACGAGATGGACATAAAAGTGCAGTTATAGTTCCTTATAATGAAACCATAAAGTACGCAGTAGAATCGACAGTGGATGATGAAATGATACGTCTCCACACAGATCACGAAGAAGGCTCTTGATTCAATTGGGGGTGTCGCATAAAGGTCAATGCGCTCTGCTTATAACGGAGTCATCCTGGTTCAAGTCCAGGCATCCCTATGGAGGTTTCGTGCCTGTGAAGAGGAAACTCTGAGGCTGTGTAAATCCTCCTCCTGCTGGTTTAGCAATCTGGCGAATGCAATCGACTCATAATCGATGGGAGGCGAGTTCGATCCTCGCAACCAGCACTTGACAGAATCTCTGTCAAACCTGTATAATACATAGGTCAACATTCAAAACAATGACTCTTACAGCAAAATTCAAGAAAGACGTTCAAACTCTTCGTGGTGCAGCAAACGGCGAGTTCTACCTTGATGTAAAGAATCCGAAACTTTTCAAAAAGGTTCGTCGTTATTATGAGAACGAAGGTGTGGTCTTTTCTGGAGATCCTCTTGATGATTATGAAATTTTGATGGAATACGTTGCTCAAGATCTTGAGTCTGTTGAGGTTGTATGAAAACCAAAGTTCTTCTGGAACGTGAAGGATACCGCTTTATTGAGGCAGGTATTCTTGAGATAAACGGTAAACCCGATTATCGTTTGCAAAAGCAAAATTATTATACCAAACGTTGGAATGACATTTATCTGTTTGATAACAGTTTACAATGCTCTACTGCAATGGAAGATCATCAATATTGCAGATGGTTAGATCCAGACAGAGTTCCTTGTTATGTAAGAGGCGATGAAGAAGACACGGATGGTCTATAACAGCACTGGTCGGGAGCAAACCCCTTATGTCTAAAATAAGTATCCTGAGATACATCGGGAACTTTCTCCTCTTACTTGGATATCAAGTCATGTTATGGGGAGATTTTAAAAATGGTTTGATAATAAAGTTTATCGGTGGACTACTTGGTATTCCTTTTGCCGTCAAACTTAAACTTTGGGATGTGTTATTTTTAATCACATTCTTTGGTATTACCGAGATATCAAAGTTAACCCAACTTTTCTTGGTTTCGTAAAACCAAGTGGTGGAGTCAATATGACCCTATTGTTTTCTTGCTTTTCGCAAAAGCAAGTGGTGCGGATGGGACTCTCTCCCGCCTGGTTTCCAATTTCCAGTCAAAGAATTGGTGGCGAGCCTGAGTTACAAAGAGAGGTTTATAACCTCTCTTTTTTTATATACATAGACATATGCGGTAATAATTAAATGGCACATCCTGAACAGCAACAATTTGTTGAAAGTTTAAAAGTTGATAAACCAGATTTTTTTAAACAAAAAAAAGTTTTAGAAGTTGGAAGTTTAAATATTAATGGATCTATTCGTTCTTTGTTTGAAGATTGCGACTACCTGGGAATTGATGTTGGTCCAGGAGAAGGTGTCGATTTAGTTTGTCAAGGACAAGAACTTGATCATCCAGAAGAAACTTATGATGTAGCATCATCTACAGAGTGCTTTGAGCATAATCCATATTGGGCAGAAACATTTGAAAATATGATTAGAATGACCAAGAAGGATGGTCTTATATTTTTTACCTGTGCAACTGATGGTAGGCATGTTCATGGAACACGCAGCTCACATAGAGAGTGTTCTCCTCTAACAGTTCAACTTGCCAATAATGGACATAAAGAATATGATAACTATTATAGAAATCTGACGGAAGCAGACTTTAGAGAAAAGTTTAATCTTGACGAACTTTTTTCCTCACATGAATTTAGTGTTAATTCTGTATCTTGCGATCTTTATTTTTGGGGAATAAAAAAATAGTTGCATAAAAATAATTTTTTGAGTATGATAGTAAAAATAATATTTGAAGATGAAAATAGGATTTAATTGTAGTTCATTTGATCTATTTCATGCTGGGCATGTAACAATGCTCAAAATGGAAAAGGAGTTGTGTGATTACTTAAAGGTAGCACTTCAAGTTGATCCAACTATAGATCGTCCTGGAATCAAAAATAAACCAGCACAATCTGTCTATGAAAGATATGTGCAGTTGCAAGGATGTAAATATGTTGATGAAATTCTTGTCTATGAAACTGAAGCAGATCTTTTAAATCTAATTAAGACTCAAACAATTCATATTAGATTTCTAAGTGAAGAATATAAAGATGTAGATTTCACAGGAAAACAATATTGTATCGATCATGATATTGAACTCTTTTATCACTTAAGGAGACATCAATATTCTTCAACTGAACTTAGAGATCGAGTCTACTCTCTTGAAAAAGAAAAGAGAGAGCTGCAAGAATTGATTCAGGCTCCTCGCCAATATTCTCCAGAACTTCTAGAAAAGTACGGTCAAAAATGAGTATTTTAGTCACAGGTGGCGCAGGATTTATTGGAAGCAATTTTCTTCACCATCTAGTTAAAGTTACCGACGAAGAAATAGTTTGTATTGACAAACTTACTTATGCAGCAGATTGGCACAATATACCAGATCCTGTTGAGTTTTATACTGTTGATATAGCATTACAAGATGTTTGTGAATATGTTTTTTCCAAACATAAAATTAAAACTATTTTTCACTTTGCTGCAGAAAGTCACGTAGATAATTCTATTAAAGATTGTGCTCCATTTATTCATACTAACATCAATGGAACTGTAAACTTACTTAATTTGTCTATAAAACACAACGTAGAAAAGTTTATTCATATTTCGACTGATGAAGTCTATGGATCAATCGACAAAGGATCTTTTACTGAGCACACAAATTACGCACCAAGAAATCCATACTCTGCATCAAAAGCAGCGAGTGATCATTTTGTAATGGCATATCATAACACTTATGGATTGCCTGTGAATATCACTAATTGTTCTAATAACTACGGACCAAGACAATATAAGGAAAAACTAATTCCACAAACAATCTTAAATATTCTTTCTGGAAAAAAGATTCCTGTGTATGGTTATGGTATGCAGATTCGTGATTGGTTATATGTTCAAGATCATTGCACTGCTCTAATTAAGGTATGGAAAGATGGTGTGATTGGAGAGAAGTATAATATTGGTGGTGAATGTGAGGTTTGTAATATTGACTTGATTAAAAAAATTCTTAAGATTATGGACAAACCTAAAAGTATGATAGAATATGTAAAAGATCGACCAGGACACGATCGTAGATATTCTACAAGCATTTCTAAAATAAAAAACAGTCTCTTCTGGACACCATCATTTTCTCTTGACCATGGACTTCGAAAAACAATTGAATGGTATGAACGCAATCGGAACTGAACTTAAAGATGCATACATTCTGACAACTAGAATATATGAAGATAATAGAGGTTCATTTACTGAATCTTTTAATCTGCGTGAAGTTCAAAAAATTATTGGACCATATGAATTTGTTCAGGATTGTCATTCAGTATCGGCAAAGAATGTAGTGCGTGGTTTGCACTATCAAATTGAACATTCACAAGGAAAGATTGTTCGCTGTTTGTTTGGAGAAATCTATGATGTGATTGTAGATCTTCGTCAAAGTTCTGAATCATTTGGAAAGTGGATTGGTGTTCGTCTTATGCCAGGACCAACACAACTCTGGGTGCCTCCTGGTTTTGCTCATGGATTTTCTGTATTATCACCTACGGCAGAAGTTCTTTATAAAGTGACCGATTACCAACATAAAGAGTATGAAAGAACTTTGTTATGGAATGATTCTAAGTTAAATATTAACTGGAAAATTTCAAATCCGATCCTATCTGAAAAGGACAATAAAGGTTTGTCATTTGAGGAATGTGATAAGTATGAGTGATGTATCCGTTTTTGGAGCAACTGGATTTATTGGTGGACGATTTTGTGAATTACATGGTGGAATAAAAATTCCAAGAGAACAAAGAAATCCAGAAACAAATAATATTCTATATTGTATCAGCACCACAACAAATCACAATATTTACGAAGATCTTCATGTTGATATTAATACTAACTTAAATGTATTAATGGAAGTTTTGGAACATTGTAGAAGTGAAGATATTGTTTTTAACTTTGTAAGTTCTGGATTTGTTTATGGATCAGAAGTAATTGATGCTTCTGAAGAAGATTACTGTAATCCTAAAGGATTTTATTCGATTACAAAAAGAACAGCAGAGCAAATGTTAATTACTTTCTGCGAAACATTTGGAGTCAAGTATCGTATTTTTAGACTGGCAAATGTTTATGGAAATGATAAGAGCAGATCAATTAAGAAAAATATTCTAGGATATATTATTGATAGACTTAAGTGTAATGAGGAAGTAAATCTTTATAATTATGGTAAGTTTAAAAGAGATTTTATATTCGTAGATGATGTCTGTGATGCTGTAAATTTTTTAATGAATAATTCAAATGTAAATGAGATTTACAATATTGGTACAGGAATTATTACAGAATTTGCAACAGCAATTGAGTATAGTAAAAATCTTTTAGGAAGTCAGAGTAAATTAAATTATCTTCCAAATGCATCGCCCGATTACTATATGAATGTGAATAAACTTCAAAATCTTGGATTTAAATCAAAGGTTGATTTGCAGACAGGCTTGCAATTCATCTGCAAATAATCTATACTATATACTAGGAGTGAATAATTTTTATGTCTGAATACACAAAGACTGCACTTGTGCTTGGTGCAGGTGGTTTTATTGGCAGTCATATGGTTCGCAGATTGCGTTCCGAAGGATACTGGGTTCGTGGCGTGGATCTTAAGCGTCCAGAGTTTTCTGAAAGTGAAGCACATGAATTTGTTCAAGGAGATCTTCGTGATGTAGATTTTGTGCGCCGTGTTCTTGAGTACAAAGGACCGTTTAAAAACTTTTACAATTCAGTTCCATATCGGTATATTGAAACGTTCGATGAGATCTATCAGTTTGCTGCTGATATGGGTGGCGCAGGATTTGTTTTTACTGGCGAAAACGATGCCGACATCATGCATAATTCTGTCACCATTAATCTTAACGTTCTTGAGATGCAACGTAAGATGAATGAAGATAAAGGTGTCAATGCCACCAAGATCTTCTATTCTGGATCTGCTTGCATGTATCCAGAGCATAATCAACTCGATCCTGACAATCCTGATTGTCGTGAAGAGTCTGCATATCCTGCGAATCCTGATAGTGAATATGGATGGGAAAAACTTTTTTCAGAGAGACTGTATTTTGCCTATCATCGCAATTATGACATTCCAGTTAGGATTGCTCGCTACCACAATATTTTCGGTCCAGAAG